GTGACTCGACCAGCCGTACTGGTAGCAGTGCTTGGGGTGACACGATAACTGATACGACGAAACCGATGCATGGCATAGCCGTTAGCAATCGTAGACAACCACGGAAACGAATAACTATCACCTGGTTGGACGTGGATTTGGTTAAGATTCAGGGCTGTACCGGTCGAAACAAACGAACCGACGTTTTCCACGCGCTTCTCAATGCGCGAGAAAGTCGAGCGAGCGACGGATGGTGTAGCGCTCTTCGCAACAACAACACCCGCCAAACGTCCACTAGCAGGGCGGCTAGGACGCGCTCGGCTGCGCGGAGCAGGACGCGGAGCACGACGGCGAGGACGAAATTCATTGTACAGGACTTTGCCGCCTTTAATCACTTGTTGGGCGGCAGCAACACCGGCGGCAATAGCAGCGGGGTTCATGTTGATTAGTTGAGTTCTTGTTAAAAGATTATGGTAGTTGTATGGGATGCCTCACTACCTGAGCGACTGTACATCTCGTGAACGTTGACCGCCACCCGTGCAGTCTGTCGGCATTTAGGCTGCAGCTACAGCCACTTAGCACGGAATTATTAAGCCAGAACCACCTGGCACCGTTTTGGGTGGTTGATCACGAGACCCCATGGGTTTGGTGTAGAAGTTTAAATAAGCCGTTCGTGACGTCGTAAGGCACTTCCACCGCCCCGAACGTCAAATGCATCGAACGTAGCTGGCGCTCGATACAAACTTGCGCGTCTGGAATCACGCCAAATGCCTTGCAGAAAGACACGCGTGCCGCCACAGTGGGTTCCGACAGCTTAGCATTGACGCCACGCGCCAGCCTCGCAAATCCGGTCTCCTCCATGGCAACATCGACTCGCTCACCGGCTCCACGCCCAAGCATTGCGTAGAACTCTCCAAGAACTGGTAGATTACCGGCGAGCGACAGGCCACATTCACTGACGCTCCTCCGCTGCACATTCCAAGCAGCCTCTGAATCGATGCTCTTAATACAATACGCGTCCTTCGATAAAACGATGCGAGGGTCGCGGCACATGATGTACCGCTCACCATCGTGGACGGGTCGGGTTTGACAAAAGTCAATGAGCTCGAACACGTCAACCACTTTTCCCACCTCCATGACGAAGCCGGCGCGTAGAAAATGCTGGTGATAGCTGTCCAAGAACGCTTGCGCGTCCTCACGCTCACACAACACACCGTTATCGTCACCGTCATTGATGAGAAGATAGCGCTTACCCAGATTCAGGAAAAGCGCCATAAAGAGGCAGACCATGATGACAATGTTGCGCAGGCTGGTGTCCATGTCACCGGACATCCCCCGTCCGTTGACCTTATACTTGATGCTGCCGTCTTTGCATCGGACAAAGCCCTTATTACGCAACTGCCAATCCAGAAGCCGAAGGAACCGCGGGTCGTTGCAGTACTTCGAATAAATTAGGTGCACCCACATGAGGGCGGCCACACTGAAGTGCTGATCCATACGATGTGCGTCCAAATCAATAAAGACGGGATCCTTGAAACTCGTCCAATGGGTACGCAACGCACGGGCACGTTGTACAGCGTTAAGCCCCTTCATGACACACGCCGCCTTGGCACCGAACAACCGGGCCATCATAGCGTCGAGGTCTTTGTAGATGCGATGCTCGATCGGCTTTATAAACACACCAATACACAAATTAAAACGAGGATTTCGTGGTTGGATGACCCGGGGGCTCGGGTCTGGCTTGAGTGTCAGATTCAACTTCTCAGCCTTCACGAAGGTCGACAAATAAGAGTCCTTCCTCGACAGCGGCTTGCTGCTCAAGCTGCTAAGGGCACGCTCATACGTCGCGCGCTTTCGTCCCGAGAAACTATCCACAAAAGCTTTGTGGGTCCAGGGGAGGATCGGGCGCGCGAGGCTGGCGAACTCTGTTGCAACAGGAGCAAGCAGTGCTCTCAATTCGGCCACATCGGGCTGGTGAGGGGGTTGCCACACCCCATCGAGCTTGTGTAGGTAGACCCTTTCGACAATACCACGCAATGCGGTCTCAACATCCGCATCGTGGACTCCAAAACGAAAAGACGACATGCCAGAACATAGAACATTTAACTTTCGCGACTTGACCAAGCCACCGCGCCTGTCCACGGTGAAGCTATCCGGATAGTGAGCTAGAGCAAGCTCAACGCGATCAGCAGAACACTGACTCCGAAAACCACGAACAACACAGTGGCCGGCCGAAAACGCGACGGGGACACTTCAGACAAACGGTCTTTGACAACCGTGGAACGACGAAAACGTGCCGCTTCCACATCGTGGACGGTCGGCACGAACACAGCTTCCACAACCATCGCCAACTGATGACCGGTGTTGGTGGGACGGTTATCGCGATGCTGTTTGTTTTCAAGCAGCAGCCGGGCGTGTTCCCATGCTAGAGCACGGTTGGCCTTGTTGTCTTCAGGCAACGGGCCCATCTTGTAACGCACCTGCTGGGCAATCCATCCAATCCAGCGTCCACGACCGCGGCGGGCGCGCTTCCCTTTGCGCTCAACATCCGCCACTTCACCAACCGTCCCCGGAAAATACTCAGTCACCGCAGCATACAACTCCTCCGCATCCATCATCGCGGTGTCCATTGGGCCATCAAGCCACTGGAGCGTAGTCTGGGCACGAGCTTCTACCGTCCATTTCTCCCGATACCACTTGGACAGCCAGGGTACGGACGCTAACACTGTCAAGAACACTCCAAGAATCCCCAAAAGGAGCAGCGCCATCATCGTCGTCTGGTGCAACGAGCGTGGCGTAGTAGTCCTCGTCTGACTCTAGATCAGGCAGACCGGGGAGGGAGGTCTCGAGCCAAAAGTTGTATGCGACCCGCTGGATCTGCTCAAGATCGGCAGACAGTCTCCAGTTGACCTCTGCTAGGTCAGCTAGATCGTCCTCGGCTTCGAACCACGCTTCTGCGAGCACGTGCTCGCGGTAGCGTTCCAAAATGGGCACAGCACCACCGTTAATCCTTCTCCAAGGGCCTAGTTCAACGTGCATCCGGAGCTCAAATCTTGCGATGGCTTCCCGGTAGTTGTTCATGGCGTAGGGGGGGGGGGGGGCGGTGGGGGTGGGTGGTCGGGCCG